TCTTTTAAAGGATTACATTGTTCTAAATCCCCTACAGATCCTGCTGCAATAAACTGACCAGTAGTCATCATACCTGAAGACATAGCAGGACGTAAATACTCATATGTTTGCATCATGTTCTTGGCTATCCCAGCCTCCTCATGAAAGAAATAAGTACACGGACCACCTACGCCAGTAGTTGCATTCTTTTCAAATGATGCTCCTTGTATCTTTGATTTTAGACCCCTTGATGTTTTTCTGTTATTTACTTTGACTTCAATCTGTTGTTGCCATAACAAAACCTTTTCAGGATTGCTAGGTCTGTACCATGCAGTATGCTCATTCAAAAAAGTTTTATATTCTTCTAAAAATTTCCATGAACCTTTATCATTGATGTAGTCCTTTAATGATGCACCTATCTTACATATTGATCCTTCTTCAAACCAATATTGATTTATAATTTTACCCATATGAAAATAAGATGAAGCAATCTGTCTTTTTTTGAGTATAGCAACATGTTGATTGTTTAACTCAGCAATCAATTCATATAATGCCATATGATATTGTGCATCTCTTACTTTAGCAAAACCATAATGTTTTTCTTCTTTATCAAAAATGGGTAAGAAATTAAGCCACATATAATAATCTCTTGTTAGATACCAGGCTTTATCACCTTCTTTATACAATACACCTGTTCTACATTTGTTCTTTTGATCTTCCCAGTATGCTGTAAAATCTTTAGATCTAAAAGGTGAATTACAATAGTATCCTTCTAAATTAAAAATTCTAGCTTGCTCATTAAACTTTAAAGCAAGATCAGTAAAATCATATTGTCCGGGTTCTTTAAATATAAGTTCAAGATATTCTCTAAATTCATTATCAGTTTTAAACTCAGTAGTGCTCCATTCACCATCTTGATATGTAGGTATAATCCTACTCATATCTTATAATAGCATATACATCTCCCAATTGCAATAGTAAATGTTCTTCACCATTATGTTTCATTGGTGTAGGCATAGCATGATCTGCATATTGAACTGTATCACCTATTTCTATTTCTGTAACCTCATCTCCTCTTCCTACAACTGTACCTTGAAAAGTTTGTTTCAAAGCTACTTGAGGTAAATACAATCCAGACTTAGTTTTAGTTTCTGGTTTAATTTCTTTTATTAATAGTTTCATACCTACTGGTACTACAATTTGATTTTTCATATTTATTGTTTTATTTATAATTGATCATATGCTAATCCAGCACCACCACGCACTGAACTCTCTTGTTCATTTCTCATATCTGTATATGCACCTTTATAAGATTGTCTAATCTGTTCAAATTTAGCAGCAGCATTTATCATAGAGTTCATATTACCATCTCTACCATGTTCTATAGGAGTTACCTCCATATACTTAGCTAGTCTGTCTAACATTGCTTTAATTCCTACATAAGCTCTATAAGTAGGAGTTTCATACATCTTCTTACACATATCAAGTCCAAATCTTATTTTAGGATCTTCAGGTGATTCTTCTAACTGAATCTCTTCTATAATAATATCTTCTTTTTCATGTTCAGGTAAATTAAAAAATGGATTTAAATCAGGATTAGGGCAAGACATATAAAATAAATACTGATATACTTGCATATGTGTTTCTGGATATTCATCCATAATTGATTTTAAAAATGGTAATGTATAACAATGTTCTGTTACTACAACCTTACTGTTTTGTATGTCAAATAATTTTACTATCATTAGTCAGAGCATAAATCATTACAGTCTCTATCCATATATCCTTTTATAGTACTATAACTATCAGTTACAGTTATACCAATACTATTCCCTGATGCAGATACTCCAGATCTTAAAACTATCTCACATACACTTATATATTTATTTTTAAATGGATCAAATACTTTACTTACTGCAAGTATTTCATTTACATCTACATATAAATCTGTTTCTTTATTAAATGAATAGTCTGTTGGTTTACCCTCACTATTTGTATTTACAACTAAAGCACATCTTGTCAATGTCTTAAAGTCTGGTGCCATGTAAGCTATCTTTGCCATATTAATTTATTTTTTTATATTATCTTTTAACCACATTACTAAAGAGTTTACCTCATCTTTTAAATATGGTAGTTCATATATTTTTACTTCTTCTAAAACTGGTTCTCCATTTACATGTTCATTGATAGGATACCCATTAGTATCTGTACCTAATTGTTTAAACTTGACATGTTGTATAGTAAGTTTACCTATCTTTAGTTTAGGGTTATGCTTCTTAATAATATACGCATAAATACTCAATTGTAAATTATAGTGATTCAAATTACAATCATCTAAATGATTTACTGGCCTAAACATTTTATTAGTAATACCTTCCCAATTAGTAAAACCTTTTTCTTTTATTTCTTTATTGGTTTTATAATCATTGATATTTATATAACCATTTACAACTTCTACTACATCTGCTTGACCACATATACCAATTGATTTTAAATATACTAAATGTTCAGGATATACACCCTCTTCTAGTTTTTGTTTAGGTGCAAATTTAAGACCTTCTTCATCTACAATAGGTTTAACAATAGGTACTTCTACACCATGTCTACCTATTGTTTTTAACTCCATCATGTCTGCTTCTCTTTGATTATGATAGAAATTACCAAGAGTTATAGCTCTGTTTGTTTCTCCATCCCATGCGGCTATAATCTCTTTGGGTGTCATACCATACCATTTAGATCTTTTATTCTTAGAAGACTTAATTGCTTGTCCATCTCTATCAAATTTTGGTTTAAATTTACCTATAAATGATGTTACACTTAACCAATTGATATTATCATTATCAATGCTCTCATATAAATGTCCGTCTTCTTTAAATGAAATTGCCATTAATCTGTAGTTATGTTAGTAGACCACATATTACCATATAGTGGCATTTCTTTTTTTTCTGGAACACTAACATTATAAATAATTGTAGTTGGCTTTTCACTTAACAAAGTAATTGCTTCCTCAGCAGATATTTGTTCTTCTGCTAATAATTCTCCTATTATTTGTGCTTTAGTTAATTTCTGACTCATGTTTTTCTATTTGTTTAATTATTATTTTTTCAGTTTCTTCAGGCATAAGTGCACTCCAATATCCTTTAGGACATTCACTTGATAATGATCTCACTTTAAATGCTAATGAACAACCACAATCAGAACAACAAGGTTGTGTCCCTGGTGCTAAACAATCATCTCCCTTAGCATCAAATAAAGAACATTTAATACATACTTGAAACCTATCTGTAGCTACAGCTTCATAATGTTCTTTTTTAAATATATTATTTTTTATACCTTCTGCAATTTTATCAAGGTTTTTAAATACATCTAAATATTTACTCCATTTACCTTTCATTTTTAAACTCTTTCTTATTTATTATATCTTGTTCTATTTGCATTCTAGCTTTTTCCATTTGAACTATATTGTTTTGTATATCCTCACTCTTTGCAAATCCTTTGTAAGTTCTCTTAGCTAAGTTACCTAAAATACTTTTATTTTTTTTGATAGCCTTATCTAATTTACCTTTTCTTAAATAAAATGTACCAAGACCTTCAATATTTATTCTTGGAAATGTTAAATTTGATAAACCATTTCTAATTTTACCATAATAAAAAGCTATAAAATCATCTACTACAGATTGATGAACACCAACTTTATCAGCAATATTCTTTTTAAACTCTTTATGACTCTTTGGTTTCATTACCTAGTATTTTATAATCTAGTAATACTAAACCTTTAGTTTGTACATTTATATCTTTATTAATAAGAATAGTTTTTTTATTAACTCCATCCTTAGTAAGTAGTTGTTTTTTTTCTGCTTTAGTAATTGCATTCCTTGCTGATTGAGGACTTTTAAAAATTTCTTTATCTACTAAACTTTTACAAAATACAGTAAGTTCTACCTTACCAATTTTAGCTAACTCCATTAAAAATTTTAGATCTGAATTACTTATTAAAATATCTGCAAAAAAACAATAAGTCATAATCTGATACTTAATTGTAGTATCTATATCTGTCTGAAGTTTTATATCTACCTTTTTTACTATTGCCATATTATAAACTCATTATCATATCAACTAAGTCAGGATGTGGATAACAATCCCACTTATCTTTTCTTACATTAGTATGTGTTAATAAACCTTTTATTTTACCATAGTATGCATCTTCTTGAAATTCAAAACCTTTAGTTGGACCATATTTTTTTATAAATTGTTTAAGTCCTAATCTTATATCTATCTGATCTCTTTCTCCTATATATCTTA